CTATAATACTATGCATGACATGAGTGAGTTTACTGACCCATCATCATACAAGTCTTATAATGACTTGAAGGCACGACTTGAAGTTGTGTTAGGTCAAGCAACTGGTTCTGGTTCTACTATGAAAAATGAATCATTACAACAAACTGCTGAGACTGTAGGGTCTAGGTCAGTTGAACCTCAAGTGATTCCATCTGCTCCTCAACCGAAGGTAGCGATGGCATCTGAGGGAGATGATGATACATTATCCTACTTCGCGAAACTCGCGGCAGAGGATTAAAAGATGTTCGCCTTTACCATTGGTATCCCCGAATAATTAGGGAGGGGATTTCCCCTTAAACCCACGTAAAAAAGGCAGGGGAGACTTTCGGGTCTCCCTTTTTTTACCCTAATCCGTATGCGCTACCCGCATATCCACCACCATTTGTAGCACTTACTCCACCGCTACCACCATAATAATTATTATTAGTAACGTTATTATTATTGATGGTACTTCCTCCAGTGTTAGTAGAAGCATCAACGAAAGCATTATTACCAGAACCTGCACCCTGCCCTTGGTTATTTAAATTTTGACCAGTGGTTTGGTTTTGTCTTCTTAGTCTTTCTTTCGCTTCCTGTTCTTCCCTCTCAATTTTTGCTATTCTTTTTGCTTCTTTTTTTGCTTCTTTATCTGCTTTTCTGTCTTCACGTTTTTTCTTATTCATTTCTCGCAGTGCTTCACGTTCTGCTTTTATTCCTTCAGCATCTTTTCCGCCTAGTGCTTTTATTTTAGCATCCATCATTGCTGCTTGAGCACCACTCGCCGCCATCGATTTGTTGAACCCGTCTTTAAATGCTTGTTGCGGAGTTTTACCTCCAGGCAATATTGCACCTAGTGCACTTAAACCACCAAAAAGTAATGCTTTAGGAAACTTAATTATATTTCCAATCATGTTATCGAGTTTTAGTCCTAGAATTGCTACACCCTTAACAAACCCATTTTTGAAAGCATCCTTTATGTTCATAATAAAGGTTCCCATAGTATCCATAATTTTATCGAAAAAGTTGTTTATCATATCAGTAAAACTAAACTTATCTAGGAAATCAGATATGAAACCTAATCCTATTTTTCTGAATATAAAAGAAATCCCATTCTTGATAAGGTCTCCAAAAAATCCAATAAACCCTACCAAAATGCCCCTAATAAACCCTGTACTCGCACCAAATATTCCCATCAAAAGACCTTCATCTTTAAACGCGAAGAATCCCTTGAAGGAACCTATTACTCCATCTAGTATTGTAAGGATTTGCCCTAAGATAGGAACACCTCTGAGTATCTTACCAAAAAATTTAAAGAACTTCATTAACAATCCTGGTTTCGGAATTTTTTTCGGAACAGCACTTTTTATCCCATCTAGAAATTGTCTTCCTCTAACAATACCTTTTGTTAATATACCCGCATTTTTAAATGCTTTCATTTGATTAACGTTGGTTACAGCATTGCTTACTTTTTTTCCTTTACTCAAACCTAATTTTGCTAATGGACCTTTTACGATTTTGGTATTATTCGCAGTCATCTTTACAGTTTTGTTAAAACTTTTCTGAATAGCATCAGCACTTTCAATAGCATTTTTTAGCGCATCACCAATTTTCGTGAAGGGTTTTAGCAATGAACTCTTCAGACCTGCGCCCATTGCTTTAAAAGTATTTTTCGCACCTTTCGTAAAGTTCTTAAAGGAATCCATAATTCCGCCGAAACCTAATGCTCTTCCTAATTTACCTAAAGGTTTGAATATAGTAAATTTGAGGATTTTAAACTGACCCTTAAAATATTTTACGAATGAATTCTTTAATGCTTTACCAATTGTCTTTATATTAGCAAAAGCAAAGATACCACCTAAAAATGCCCCGAATCTAAAGAAAATACTTTTTTTACCTAGGAAACCTTTTTCTTCTTCCTTTTTTTCCTCTTTCTTTTTCTCTACATTTGTACTACCAATTTTTTTAATAGCATCAGATAACTCTCTTGCCCTTTCTTGTTCAATTCCTTCTTTTGATTTTAATCTTTCAAAATAATCACTGAACAAAGAATTAGTTTTGACTGTTTCATCTTTTACTCTGTCAACAGCATCTACAGTTTTTATTCCTGTGAAATGTGTAGCAACAAGGTGCTCTTGGTTCAAGCGACTCGTTGCTTTGTTTTGCTCCAAAAGTCTTTGAGTAACCATTTGCATATTTTGTTGAGTATTGTTTTCTGGTATTTCTGCCATTTTTATTTACCTATGAATTATTCTTTCGGTTTTCTTCTTCTTCTTTTTCAAGATGTTCTTTTAGTAATAACAAATATACTTCTCTTTCCCAAGGCATCATATTATCTAATTCAGTTAAACTATATTTATGATGTTGCATCAACGCGAAATTAGTTTGGTAATGATTCACTAAACTATCATGTGAGAGGCATACTAAAAAAAATCAGAAAGACCCTCCAATGTTAATTTGTTTTTATGATCACATTTTATACAGTTCCAATCAATTTCTTTCGTAAGTCTAGGAGAGTTTTCTAAGTATTCACCTACATTCGCAAACTGTTTACTTGTCATTGAATCTATAAATGCTTTTACTTCATCACGTGTCCATTCTGTTATTCTTTCGTCTGGCGTATTAACAGATAGGATACACTCCTCAACCATAGTCATTCCATATTCTGTTTCGCTTATTCCTTCTTTAAAGTTTTTTAAGAAAGCAGTATAAGAAGGATGTTTGAGTTCCATAGATATGTCGTCTGTAAGATTAATGATATTACTTATTTCTTTTTTTGCAGTAACTTCTGCGGTAGATATATCTATTGTAATTGCAGTTTCTGCCCCACAATCCTCTACTGAACATTTAGCATTTATTTCTGTAGTTTCACCTACTGACTTTGCACGTATTCTAGCAAATAGAAATTCTACATCATATGTTGTTAACATATTAGGATTGATATGTTCATTAACACAAGCAATAACAGTATCAACCATTGCTCTCATAGCAGTCTTTTCATCATTACTTTCAAATGCCTGTAATAAAACTTTTTCTTCTTTTACAAGATAAGGTCTATATGTAATTTTCTTTTTTGAAGAAGGTATTTCTGCTTCGTGCTTAATTGTATCATTTAAAATTGGTAGTGCCATAATATTATTTATTCTCCGTGTTTATAATATAAGTTATTTATAGTAAAATTAAAACAGTCCTCGTGCAAACTGTATTGCACCGCCAACTAATGCTTCCCCTAGTTGACTTGTTTTAACGTTTTGTCTGTTGGATTCCCAGTTAGTGTAAGATAATATAACTGAAACTTTTAATAAATTCGTATCTGCACTTAATGATATTTCTGTCAAAGATGTGGGAAAGGCATCTAGTAACTTACATTCATATATAACATCATCAGGTGTTATTGCGTCTAAGTCAAACTCTCCTTGCGCAAAATCTAGTGGACCGAGTCTAGGAAGTCTGCCTCTTATGCTTGAAGGTATCTTACCTGCATCAAACAGTTTCTTTTTAGCAATAGGGAAGGCAACACCTTTTCTAAGTTGTTGTATAACAACATCATCAGTATATTCGTTATGATAACCTATGTTTTTTGATTGTTGATTTATGACAAGGTCTTGCCAAGTTTCAAAATAATGTTTTGCCCCAAAATCATTTAGAAGATGGAATTGAAGTGTCACATCTCCAGATGTGTAACCATACCCAATCTTTCTTATTTCAAATCCTGAACGTTTTTCTGCTGTTAATATTTGTCTGTTTGGAAGAGAGCAATCTGTACAAAGTATTTCCATCTTTCTTCCGCTTGGTCCACCAAACCGAGTTAGGTCAGGCAACTTGACCTTGAACATATTGCCCATTGCCATACCACCGCCAGATGCTACTTCCGAAAGAAAATCGTCTATTCTTATTGCCATTTATTTACCCACTTAACATTGCTCTTGAATCTTTATACGCAGTGAGAGGATTAGGTATCTTCTCAAATTGTGCTATTGGAAGGAAAGTTGCGATTTCCCACTCCGGCGCAGGAACTCTGGCAAACTGACTTTTTACATGCGCAGTAAGATAGTGTTTAAAACAAGGTTTAAAATATCTCATACTACTCATGCTTTTTAGTCTATCGTATGTGATACTAAATTTAGCATTAGGAGATTTCTTACTTGTCGCAACTTCCATTAATGAGTCTAACATCTTCGCCCTTAGTATAGGAGGAAGGTAGTGAAGATTTAATCCATAAAAACCTTTCTCTGCTGGTCCAACTACAACAACCAAAGGAAACCTATCATAATAAGGTAACGTGTCTTTAGTCTTTGGGTCATAGAAAAACATCTGCATAGAACCAACGATTTCCTCTCCGCCTCTTTCGAGAGGGTCTTCCTTCATTAACTCTTTACGATTAATTCCACGTAAATCTCTTGCGCGTTGACGAAACCACTTACGCGATTCATCAGTACGAGGGTTTACTCCCGCTCGGAATGCCTCTCTTGATAGGGTATCGAATATCTTACTCATACGTCTATTTATACTATTTTTTACGACGTTTGAAAGGTTTTATTGGTTTTAATGGTTTGGTTGACTTAGGTATAATAGACTTCAGGGGTTCGTTCTTCTCAGTCCATATCACAAACTC